ATTTAAAATATATTTAATGTAAAATATATTTAATGTAAAATATATTTTATTAATTATATTTTTATTAAAGTATTTGTTATTATATACCAATATGCTTGAAGAAAACAATCAGCCAAATCATCTGCTTTTTTATTTATATTAAAATAAATTTTCCATTTATCATCGATATTATTTTTTACTAAAGTATCATTACAATATTTGATACCAATTTTTTTCCTCTCGCTATATGTGGTTTTTTTATTATCTAAAAATAATTTTAGTTTATTAGCTGAAGATATAAAATGAATATTATTAATTTCATTCATAATAAAATATTGGGCAATCATTCCTTGCAAACATTTCATTCGATTAGCTATCGGACTTATTTGATTTTCAATTAGTACACAATTAACATCTGTAAAATCAATTATATCAAATGTTTCTTTTAATTTTATACCAAGGTTAATTAAATCTACATTATTCGCGTTAATATTTTCTATTGGAGATAACTGATGTTTTTTGATAAAATCGCATATTGCTGCAATATAATTAGTTTTATTTGGAGAATTAGTACATGGAATATTATATTTTTCAATTAATTCAGTTAAATCTAATAATTTTAATTTTTTATAATTTTTTAAATTTGCACAGGGTAAAACATAGTCTGTTTTATCTGAATGTTTTTTACAATAACATTTATCGCAGTTGTAAAATTTTGCATTATTGGTGCAAGATTTATTTTTATTAATATAAATACATTTTTTAGGTGTATCGTCACATAAGTTAATTACATTCCAATAAATAATTTCAAAATTATTTTGATTGATTTTAATAATACAAATTGCTAAATTTTTGATACCTATATCTATACTAACAATGTTCATGTTATTTATTATATAATAACTATTATTTAAATTGTAAAAAATATTAAATAAAATTATTTTACAATTTTTAAACCATAATTAGTTGTATGGTACAGGTAGATCTGATAAATTATTTCCTACAATAGGTGCAACCATTCTATTCTGTAATTCTTCTCTAGACAAATAGTTGACTTTTAAATCACTATTGAAGCAACTACTTGGTAATAATTGATTCTCAATTGGAAGAGTTGTGGAATTTACAGATTGTTGTTGATTATATTTAATTATTGAATCTGCATTATTAGCAAGATATTTTCTGTATTCCCAATTAGATTTGATATTATTTGAAGTTTTTAAAAAATTATCCATTGATATTGGTTGTTCCCATCTAGAGAAATTTCTTCCATCGCTCATAAGTGGAGGAAAATTACTATTCATTTTATACTAGATAAAGAATTTATTTTTGTAATAAATTAATTAGTTCATCTTTTTTTAATTTACTACCATCACTAGAATTAGTTAGATTTTTTTCTATAACTAGTTTTCGTAATTCAGCAACCTTCATTTTATTAAAAGAAATAGTATCACTTTCTTTCTCTGTTTTTTCTATTGTATTATTTACTTTCTCGATAGGCTGGATGTTATTATTATCAAGATCATCTGATAATATAGAACTTATTTCACTATTAATATTTGATGGGTGCGTAGTATTCTTTTCAATAGTTTGATATGTGCTAAATGGTAATTCAGTAATTTCTTCTATCTCAATATGCTTAATTAAATCATTATTGCCAATAATATCACTAATATCAGTAATATCAGTAATATCAGTAACAATATTTAAATCATTATCTAGAATAGAATCATTATTTTCAGATGATATATCTGAAAATGAATCTTCTGAATCAGGTTCCATTAGATTTCCTCCTGATAGTATCAAATTTTTATTAGTATTATTCACATCATCATCAACATCATTATCATCATCATCATCATCATCATCATGATCATCATCATCATCATCATCATCATCTTCATCATCAGAGACATCTATTTTTTTTGATAATTGTACGGCATTTTCTGTAGCTTGCTCATTTGCCATGCTATTTCCACTGATTGTCATTGTATTCATTCTCATTATAAACGATTGGATTACTTTTCCTTGTTCTATTATAGAATTTTCTAAAACAGAAAATTTACCGAGACAATAATACATTACTGCCGCAGATACTAATATAGAAATTCCTAAAGAAAGTAAAAAACTACTATTTTCTAAACCAAAAAGATTCATATTATTTAAACTAACGTATATATTTTAAATAATAATTTAACGAAATTGTTATTATATAATTATGTCTTTTATAATGGTTCTTGCATTATTTAGTATTTCAGTCGGATAATTCATATTTTCTAATACTTTTAATCCACCTTTATATAAAGATATTCCTTTTATTAATTTATAATTATATAAATTATTGTCTTTATCAACATCCATTTGTAGATTGGAAATTAATTTATTATTTTCTAATAATTTGCATAATGATGTATAATGTGTTGTTAATAAAAAATCAACATTAGAAAAATTAGATAAGAATACTAGAAAGCTATAAGCTGTGGATATAGCTTCATTCGGATTAGTTCCAGAATATAATTCATCAAAAATACAAAAATGTCTATCATTATTATATGATATAACAGAATCTAGAATATCTTTACATCTTCTAGCCTCTGATTGAAATAAGCTATCTCGTTGAGATGTGTCTGGAATATTTATATAAGAGTGTATGAATTTATATGGATTAATAATAGCATTACTATAGAATCCAATGCCAAATTGTTGTGATAATATAATATTAAATATTGTTGATTTTAGTAAGGTTGTTTTTCCGGCGGCATTTGGTCCTGTAATGATAAGATTTTTATCTAGTTTGTAAGAATTATGAATAAAATTTTCTTTTATAAGTGGTCCATAGTATGCGTTTTTAAATTTACAAGTCCCACTATTTTTAAATTTGCAAAAATTAATAGATTTATTTTTAACCTTATTTTGCATTTCTGTAATATTATTAATATATTCATGCAAGAATAAGCTGTACTTAATAGAATCTCTATATAAGTCATTTTTAAAAAGTTCATAGAATTCTTTCATCATTTTTCCAAATTGGCCGAGATTTTTAATAGAAAGCGAAGATAAATTAATATTGAGTAGATTTAAATAAAAATTATTAAGCTGATCTTTAATATAATTATTTTTTCTAATGAATATTTCATAAGTAGAACCACAATATTTATTAAGATTATTAATAGAATTAATAGAATATTCAATATAGTTTTTTACAGTAAATAAATTATTTTGTATCTTACTCATATTTGTATAAAATTTGAAACATGAAATAATATTTTGATAAATGCTAATAAAATAAAACGCAACTGATGTAAGCATAAATATACGTCTGTCCCAACCAACATTACCAAAGTCACGTATAGTTTGCCCAATTGGATGGTTTTTAATAACAGTTAACAAAGTATCTATGTATGTTGATAAAGATATCGGAATATTTTTCATTCTAATTAGAAAAAAAGGTATAATAAGCATAATAATTGGTACGAGTAAGGATAATACTGGACTAGTAAGATTATATAATGTTAACCCTTGTAAAAATGTAGAATTAGTATTTAAGAAATCAAAATATTTTATATCAACATATTGATATATTGTATTAAACCCTTTGTTTATATTATCACTTTGTTCAGTATTAATATAGAATTCATTTATTTCATTAAATAATTCTTCAATATTTTTATATTCATAATTATCTATAGGTGAAAATGTTTTTATCAGGTTTTGTGTATCCGATAAAAAGTTAATATTATTAGTAAAATAATTAGCATGTAAATTTATTATTTCTTTTGAAAATAAACCAGATTTTTTTTCAAATAAATATTCATATATGGAATTTTGTGTTGTATCCATTTCTAAATCGATTTTAAGCGTTTTAATTAAATCACTTTTATCATGTAAATAATATATTGGTAGTTTAAATTCTAATTCTTCATTCATTATATGATATAAATATTATTACTCTAAATATACAACGTAATAATATTTATTTATTGATTTTCATTTCCATAATTTGCTGGAAGCTCCGAAATATTGGTTTGATAAAAAGATTCAATCTCTTTTACAATTTTATTATCTCTTCTAGTGACAAAATTAATTGCGGTTCCCTTACGACCCCAGCGACCACTACGACCAATGCGATGTAAATATGTGTGAATACATTTTGGAATATCAAAATTAATAACAGTGCTAACCTGTTGAATATCAATACCTCTGGCTGTTACATTTGATGATATTAATACTCGCTGATCTCCTCTTCGAAATTCTTCATAATTTTTAAATCTTTCATCTTTAGTCATATTACTGTGAATTTGACAGACCGGATAATTATCAGAAATCATAGCATTATATAAATCGGAGACTCTTTTAACGCTATTACAATAAATAATACATTGTGATACTGAAAAACTAGAAAATAAATCTTTTAGAGTTTCATATTTCTGTGAATCATCATCTAAATTAATGTAGTACTGTAAAATACCGTCTAAAGTAAGCATTTCGGACTTAACAAGAATTTCAATAGGATCTCTCATAAATTTATTAGTTAAATTATTAAGATCGGAAGGCATTGTTGCACTAAATAATGCTACCTGGATATCATTAGAAAGAAATTGAAAGATATTATATATCTGTTCTTTAAAACCAGTTGATAGCATCTCATCCGCTTCATCTAGAACAATTAAATTAATTTCTGAACTATTAATAATTTTTCTACGAATTAGATCATGGATTCTCCCAGGACAACCAATTAATACTTGCGGATTATCATGTTTTAGGTTTCGAATATCAATATCTGTTGGATTACCCCCAACTAAAAGTTGTGAACGAACATTCTTCATATTTACCGAAATATTATCCAGAACATTTTTACTTTGAATAGCTAATTCTCTAGTTGGCGATAAAATAATTGCCTGGGCAT